AGGGAGATCGCGCCCATCTGAACCATTGTCGAATATGCTGCGGTGCGGGTTTGAATATCAGAACGGACAAGGCCGGTCAGGTTGAACTTGACGAAAGCGTTTTCCCCGTTCGGGTATCGAGTCATCAGTGTCGAAAATACCTCTTCGAGTTTCTGAACAATAGGCAGAATTGTGAGCTGTAGGAACTGAAGACCGTTCGCTTCGACACTGGCGTAGGACATTGTTCCGGCAATGTTGAGCAGGTGCCCTGGAATGTTGAACGCACGGGCAACATCTTCCACAGCCATTCTGCGGGCTTCCAAATTCTGGGATGCCTGTGGGTCTACTTGTGTCGTTTTGAACGATGCGCCACCGGACAGGATCCCTGTGCGATGGCCTCTTCGCCATCCACGATGTTTGGCGTCAAAGTTTTCTCGCAAGTTTTCGGCCTGCTCTTGTGTGAGTGTTCCGGGGAACTCAATAACACCGGCAAGGTTTGTGCCGTTTCCCAGAAATTGGGCTGCGAACTTTTCGAGGGCAAGGGCAAGACCAAAGTTTTCTTTCAGAGCTTCAACTCGAGAAACGCCACGGACTTGACCGGGACGGACAACATCGGGAATGAACAAAACGTCGGAACTGGTCAGGGGTTTTGATTCGCCTTCAACCTGGAAGTTCAACAGCCCCTTAGCGTTACGGGTGACGATAACAGATCGCGGGTTCAAAACAACTAGGTTCAAAACTCTTCCGCGAGTATCAGTGAAGACACGAACGAAAACGTTCCCGTCAATCAAAAGCGAAACGATTACGGAATTGTAGAACGCTGTGCGAGGCAATGCGACGTCGGGTTTTGAAACCCATTCGGGTCGTGGCATGTACGGTTGACGTTGCCCAGCTTCACGAACAAAGGCTTCGAGTGGAAGTGTCGATATCGAGTTAGCAATTAGGGCGACGGCGCTGTAAACAGCGTTCACCTCAAACGCAGTCTTCGAGTCAATAGCGGTGTCGGCAAGTGTGCCAAAAACAACATCGTCGCCTGCCGCAAAAATTGACTGATAACTCGTCGAGCGTTGCTCAAACAATCGGTTCAATACCATCTAGCTTCTCCCCAGTGCGAGGCCGGTGAGAATGAGGAACACGCCCCCGACAATCAGTCCGGCTATAATTGAAAGCATTGCGGCCCCGACTGTAATCGCTATCATGCCTGCGACTTGAATAATGGTCGACATTTTTCCTCTATCCAAAAAACTCGGGAACAACTACGTCTATCCTACCGCCTGACGCGCGGTCAACCGCAAGGATGGCTGCAACGGCTGCGTCAATCTTCCTCGGACTGTTTGGGTTTTCTTTCTTGATATGCGGGCCGGCAGGTGTGAGCTTTGTCGCTGTGTTGCCGATATGCCTGGTCAGGACAGGGTTGTCGTCGTGTTGCAACCGTCTTTCTGCGACTGCGTCAAAGAATATCGCGCACGCCCTGATCATGCGTTGCGGTGACTGTGGGAATGCGACGACAGGCAATCCTTTGTTCTCGAGTACCTCCATCGACCTGGCCCAGCGGTACGGGTCGCAAGCTATTTCTCGAACGCGATGGTTTTGACAAAAATCCAAAATTGTTTGTTCGACCTCGCCAATATCGACACGCCAGTCAACTGGATCGCGTTCGAGATCCTTCTCCCACGCTTTCACCATAAAAACTTTGATCGGGTCTTCGGCTGTTTCTGGGACGACCGCGCCCACGATAACTGAAGCGTCACCGTTGTAGGAACCGTCGAAGCCGAGAATGATTTCGTCGTCAGGGTTGATAGTGAACTCTGTGGCGCAGTCATCCCACGCCCCTGCGGGCAGCCAAGTCTCTACCGATGACACCCACTGGTTACACCGCTTGATTCTGAACTCGGCTTCGGGGGTGCGCCGAAGCGCTGACTCAAAATCGGATTCGGCATTGAGATCTCCAAAGCCAGGGTTAGCTTCCCGCCAAGTCTCTGGCAACCTGTGGTCGCCTTCCGATTCCCACCAGGCCATGAAGAACGTGTCGTCGACGTCTTCACCTCGGGCTAGTTTCTGGCCGTACTGGTACAGGGTGTACGCAATGGAGTCTTTGCCGTGACGATCTGACCGGACGCCTGCTGTCGTGATGGCAATGAGGGTTGACAGTTTCCCGCGGGCACCCATGGCGAGCGAGAAGACGTCAAACAGTTCGCGGTCTGGCTGAGCATGTAGCTCATCAAAAATAACGGCGGTGGGCGACAAACCCTCTTTGGTTACTGACTCCGCTGACAGGACACGGTAGACGGAGTTCAGGGCTGGCAACTCAATGGCATCTCGATACAGTTTTGTGATCGCAGACAATTCAGGGGATGCTTCAACAACCCGTTTCGCATCTTGGAAAACAATGCGGGCCTGATCTTTCTCGGCTGCTACGGAATACACCTCGGCACCCTTTGGGCCCAGAATGAGTGAATACAAACCAATCATGGAACCGAGCGCCGATTTTCCTGATTTCCTCGGCATGCCCACAAGGCTGACCCTGTTGCGTAGGCCGTCGTCGTCCCATGCGAACAAATGTTCGACAAGGCTTTTCTGCCACGGGCGCAATATCAGTGGGCTGCCTGCCTTCCCTGCGACAGAATCTTTTGTAATCTGGCCGAAGGCTTCAACAAAATTGACGACAGGTTCCTTATCCTTCCCACGCTCGATTGCGGTCTCTGGGATAGGTGTCAGCCAGCGTGGTGGCCAGCTCTCAATCCCGGTTGGCACGACGTTCCATCAATTCCTCGAGAGCGGATTTTGCTCTGACCTCGGCAACGCCTAGACGTGACCGGTCGGACGGGGTGAAACCAAGCAGGGACAGGTTCGAGACGATGAGCCTTGTCAGGTTGTCTAGCCGTCTGGCCATCTGCATATTGTTTGACTGCATGACCTTGATTCGCAAATTCCATCGTTCGTCAACCATTTCACAGGTCATCAGTAAGAGTTCGAGGTCTGTCTTTGGGCTGATCCAGGTTGCGCCTGCCGACCAAACACGTTCCCATAATTCTGTGCCGGCCTGGAGCAACGGTCGGGGTGGCTCTGGAACTCCGTCGATAGGTTCGAGTGGCACAAGAGTCCCTTCGGTTGGCAACGGTCGGTGCCCTGGATTGCCGAGGCGACGTTTCTGTTCGATGGGTTTCGCTGGTCTTCCCGCGGGTGACATTATTTCTTCCGGTGTTTCTCGCTAATAATTTTCGGCACTGTGTTCTCCCACAAGATTGAATGATGCAGTCGCCGACTAGTCTGGCCCATCATACGAATTTTGACAGATGACGGTGCCATCATGACGGTGAAAAAACTTTTCAGATAGGTTCCCGACTCGACCCAAATTTCTGTCATTCCGCCGGGGTTGCTCTGTGTCGTGAGCTGATTGAGCTGAATATCAGTAACGGTAAAGAATAGTTCGCCCTGTGATCCCTGGACGACATAAGCGTTGACGTCGTCGTTCAGTCTTCCGGCGAAACGGATAGGCCTATCGGTGCGAACGAACTGCGAGTTCATTGCCTTGCGGAGGACACCCTTACGGTAGTTGCCGAGAATCCCGCCGATATGGTCTCCACCCTGAGATAGGGCAACGGTGAGCGCGTTCGTGTCCTCGAGCAGGTCGAGCATGACAGGAATGATTCGGTCAAAGTTTCTGATCGTGTGCGACAACATTTTGTTTTTTCGAATGTACCGGTACGAAAAATTAGTGTAATCGTCATCAAATTGGGCGAAATAGTCGAGGCCAATTTCTTTAGCAATTTCTGTGAGCGCGGTACGAACAAACAGGGTTGATGCCCTGCTCGGGTTTGTGTCACCGGTGTCGACTCGTTGTGCAATTTCCTCTTTGTTGAACTCGTAGACGTTGTCGGAACCAAACACAGAACGGTATTCGTTTCCGGTTGCATCTTCGTTGTCGATGACCAAATATATTGGGCCGGTATAACCGCTTCGGCGCAAAGAATCATAGGTGCGAACGTGGTGAGGACGACCGTGCGTCAAAATCAAAATTGCGAACTTTGACTTGTCAGCCATTTTCTTCCTCGGCAATCAGGTCTTCGATACTCTCCGAAAACTTGACAAAGCCTAAACGGATAGCATCTTGAAAATCCACAATAACAAGGGCGCTCTCTTCCATGAGCTTTTGGATACTCTTCGGGGCGTGTGGATAGTATTCAGCGATTTTGCGGTAGTTGAATACAACGTGTCGCATGGCTGCGGTCGACAAAAACTGTTTCAAGTCTTCCGGCAGGTCGGCGTTTTCAATTTCTGTCTGTAACTCTTTGGAACGAGTGTCGTCGTACAGTTCGTCAAGCCCTGGGCGTTCACCGATGATCTCGTAGTGCGGCCCGGTAATCTTTGCTGTGTACGATTCGTCGTCAATTCTACCGGCAAGCCTTTCCAGGTCTTTGTTACTGTCAAGGTCGCCAAGCTCCGTAATGTAGTCGCCGTCAAAACCTAGTGCGCCTAAATCAAAGTCAGCGGTGTCGAGTTCCTCAAGCTGTTTCAGCAGGACGTCTGTGTCGAACGACGACAAATCTTGTGTCCTATTGTCGGCGATGGCAAAGGCACGAATCTGATCACTCGACCACTCTTTCGGAGTACGCAGAACAGACATGTGATCCCAGCCGAGAGTCATGGCTGCAACGAGTGTTCCGTTTCCTGCGATGACCACGTTGTCGTGCGTAACAACGATTGGTTTGCGTTGGCCGAACTGTTGCAAACTATTGACGATTGCGGTCAGGTTGCGCTCGGAATGAGTTCGCGCGTTTTCAGGGTCGGGCACAAGTGAGTCAATCGGAACGCGCTCAACCTTTAGCTCTGTCATTATTTTGGTCCGTTCGGTCGCAAGAATCAACTGTTCGGGTTTGACGAACGGTTCCAGGTTTTCCCTTCAACCT